GGGCGATGGCCGAAGGCATCCTCTGGCTGCGCCTGCGCGGCACGCCCAGGGCGCTTCAGATCGCGCTAGGCTGGATCGATGCGGGGGCGGTTGCGGTCGAGCAGGAAGCCCCAGGCGGCGCGCATTGGGCCGAGTTCCAGCTCGACCCGGGCCGCTGGCTCGAGTGGGAAGCAATCGGCCGCTTCATCGGGGTGGCCAGGCTCTCCGCCCCGGCCCGCTCGCGTCTTGCGCGCCTCTACCACGGCCACGACCGGCGACGCCTGATCCTGGGCCAAAGCGCACTGGACGAGGCGCTCTTGTCGGACTACAGCGGCACCTTCTGGCGCGATGGCGCTACGCGCGTGTCTTTCGGCCGCCGTCACGACGCGGGACAGACCCTCTGGGCGCTGGCCGCCAGCGGCCTCTTGCGCGATGCCGCGCATGGGCGCTTTGCGCGCTATGCGGACCGCTGCCTTTTGGATGAGATGGCCTTGGGCTGCCGGCCCTTGCCCAACCCGAGGTTGGAGCATGCGCATGCGCACGAGCGCGCGCAGGCGCTGGGCCTCCTGGGGCGGGCGCAGCAGCGGCCCGAGCGCACGTATTGCAAAGCGCAGGTCGCGCTCTCCGAGCAGTGGCCGCTGGGCGAGACCAACGCCTGCCTGCCCGCGCGGGCCTGGCAAGCGGCCGAGGCGCCGATGCGCTTAGGCGATGCGATCTCCGAGGGCATCGGCGCGGGGCGTTGGGTCGAGATCACCGAGCGGCTGGAGCGCAGCGTTCAGGCGGCGCTGGCGATGCCGCAGGTCATCCTGGGCCGCTCTGAGAAGCGGCTCGTCTCGCAGGCCGCGCGCGCCGACCGGCATCTGCGCCTGTCGGACATGGCGCTCTCGGATGAATTGCCCAGCGGCTGGCAGCTTTCGCGCCAGGCCCATCGCGCCGCCGGCGCGGGCTGGACCTGGCCAGGCACTTGGGCCTTGGGCGCGCTCCGTTGGCATGGCCTGGCCCATCCGCTTGGGACGCTGGGCGAGGCGGCCTCTGGCGTGGAAGTCATCCGCCCGCGCAGCGCCTCGATCAGCCTGCCTGCGATGAGCGCGGCCAGAGCCGGCTGCCACGCGCGATCGGCCCACTGGCGCGGCCAGCGCTGGGCGGGCCGCTGGCAGGCCAAATCCTGGAGGCAGGCCAGGGAATGCCTGCAGTCGCAACACACCACCACCACGGAGTAACCGATGGCCATTCTCACCCACTCCGGCCGCGCAGCTTTGGCGGCCTCCGTCAAGAACGAAGTCCTGCACCTGGCTCTCGGGCGCGGGCAGCCCTGGTGGGACTCCACCGCCCAGATCACGGCGGCGTTCGATGCGCAGGGGCGCATCGCGCTGCCGCATGCGCCCATTGCCCAGATCGCGGTCAAGTCTGCCAACGGGCAAACCACCTACGCCGCCGGCCAAGACTACGCGGCCGATGCCCAGCAGGGGCTCATCACCCGGCTGGACACAGGCCAGATCGCGCCTGGGGCCAGCGTGCGGCTGGAGATCGCCTATGGCCGCCCGACCGAGAACGTCGCGGCCACGGCGCTTCTCGATGAGGTCTGCCGCCGCACGGTCGATGAGGTCTATTTCGTGCTGCCCGATCCCGAGGGCGAAGTGTCGCTGGCCACCGGGCGCTACCGGGTGAGCGCCACGCCCACGCCGCACCTCTTCATGCGCACGAAGTTCGACTTTGGCGATGCGGCAGGCGCCGTCATCCGCGAGCAGGCCGTCTTCGTCGGCACGCAGGTTCAGGCGGGCCTGCCGCCGGGACAGCGGCTCTTCACCCCCGCCGAGATCGCCTCGCCGGGCGTGCTGCTGCTCCTGGAGCACGCGCCGCCCATCGTGCGCCAGGCCTCCACGCGCGAGACCTTCGAGTTCGTGCTGACCTTCTGAAGGAGCCCGCCAGATGCTGGAACGCTATTACAACCGCTTCGATCCCGCCAAGCGCTACACCGAATTGCTCTTTCGCGCGGGCGACGGGCTGCAGTCCGCGGAACTGAACGAGCTGCAGGCCATCCTCAAGCACCGCGTCAAGTCGATCGCCGATGCCGTGCTCAAGGATGGCGACATCATTGAGGGCGGCGCAATCGTCATCAACCCCGATACCGGCGAGACCACTTGCCAAGCCGCGCGCCTTTATCTGGCCGGCTCAGTGCACGAGGTGCCGGCGGCGAGCTTTGCGCTGCCCACCACTGGGCGCGTGACGATTGGCGCGCGGCTGCGCCGCCGCACCATCACCGAGCTTGACGACCCGTCCTTGCGCGACCCGGCGGTGGGCACGAGGAACTACCAGGAGCCGGGCGCTGGCCGCCTGGAAGAGACCGTCGTCTGGGGCTGGGTGGGCGAGTCGGCCTCCGACGGGCAGAGCGGCGAGTTCTATCCCATCGCCACGGTGATCGAGGGCGTGCTGCAGAACAAGGAACGCCCGCCGGCCTTCGATGGCGTGACGCAAGTCGTGGCCCGCTACGACTTCGAGGCCAACGGGCACTACATCGTCGATGGATTCGAGACCCGCTTCCTTGAGCGCCGCTCGGATGGCAAGCTCGTCTTTCAGGTCAAGGCCGGCACCGCCAATGTCCTGGGCTACAAGGTCGAGCGCGCGCACGATGAGCGGCTCGTCCTGGATTTCGATCCCGATCTGGCCACCGTCTTGGCCGAGCCGCGCGTCTTCACGCCCAACGCGCAGGGCAAGATGCGCGTGACCACGGGCTATGCGCCCATTGCGCGCGTGGTGCGGGTGCAGGGCACCAAGAGGAAGACCGTCACGGTGGCCCACGGCGTCTTCTCGGGGGCCACCGACACCCTGCCCGATGCGGCGGTGGTGCAGGTGCTGGAGGTCAAGCAGGGCGCAACCGTCTATCAGGCTGGAAGCGACTACACGGTGGCGGGCAACGCGCTCAACTGGTCGCCGGCCGGCGCCGAGCCAGCCCCGGGCTCCAGCTACACCGTCACCTACGACTACATCGCGCAGCTTACCCCCACCGAGATCGACGAGGAGGGCTTCACCGTCGAGGGGCTGGTGGCGGGCACCTTGGTGCAGACCGACTACGAGTGGAGGATGCCGCGCATGGATGCGCTGTGCCTCTCCCGCGATGGGCTGATCCAGCGCATCAAGGGGGTGTCGGTCGAGCGCAGCCCTGTGGCCCCATCGGTGCCGCCGGATCTCTTGCGCCTGTGCGATCTCGCTTTCACGTGGCGCAACACGAGCCCGGTGCGGGTGCTGGCCTCCGGCGTGCGCGCGGTGCCCACGGCCGAGCTTGAGGCCATGCGCTCGGACATCGGCCGGCTCTTCGATCTCGTGGCCCGCGAGCGGCTGTCCAACGACATCACCTTGCGCGAGCCGGCGGCCAAGAAAGGGGTCTTTGCCGATCCGTTCCGCGATGACGACCTGAGAGACGCGGGCGCGTCGCAAAACGCCGTCTGCGTGCTTGGGCAGCTCATGGCCCCGATCGCGGCGACCCCCTTGGGGCCGTATCTGACGGCGATCCAGACCCTGCCGCACGCCTACCGCGCGGTGCTGGAGCAGACCGCGCGCACCGGCACCATGAAGGTCAACCCGTATCAGGCGGCGGAAGTCGCGCCGGCGCAGGTGACGCTCACGCCGGCGGCGGATTACTGGCAGGAGACCGCGACCCAGTGGGCGGCAGCGGTGACCGAAAGCTTCGTGTGGGGCTCGGGGTCGCTGGCTTCCAGCAGCACGAGCCGAAGCGTGGAGACGGTCTCGCGCACTGAAACTGCGATTCCGACCCTGCGGCCGATCACAGTGGCGGTGCGGGCCGCGGGCTTTGGGCCGAACGAGAGCGTGTCGGCGATGCGCTTCGATGGCATCGCGCTTGCCGTGCCCACGGGCCTCAAGGCCGATGCCCAGGGGGTGGTGCAGACCACGTTTACGATCCCCTCGGGCGTGCCCTCTGGCGTCAAGCGCTTCGAGATCGAGGGTTCTGGCGGCTCGCGCGGGCAGGCCAACTTCGAGGGCCGCGGGGTGCTGGTGACGGTCACGCAGCGCGAGCGCATCCGCACCGACACCTGGCGCTGGGACCCGCCGCCGCCACCTCCGCCGCCCGTGTGGTGGGGCTGGGACCCGCTGGCGCAGACCTTCACCTTGCCCTCCGCGCAGCAGGTCGCGGCGGTGGAGCTGTGGTTCACGGTGCGCGGCAGCCGCGCGGTGACGGTGCAGATCCGCGAAACCATCGCCGGCATGCCTTCTCGCGCGGTGCTGGCCGAAGGGCGCATCGAAGCCTCGGCGATTCAGACGACAGGGACGACCCGCATCGTCTTTGACCGCCCCGCGCGGCTGGAGGGCGGCGTGGAGTATGCGCTGGTGGTGCTGACCGACGATGCGGACTGCGCGGTGGCGATTGCGGAGCTGGGCAAGTGGGACAGCGCCAACGGCCGCTGGGTCACCGCCCAGCCGTATCAGGTCGGCGTGCTGCTCTCCTCCTCGAACGCTTCCACCTGGACGGCGCATCAGGACAAAGACCTGGCTTTCCGGCTGCTGGGGGTGTCGACGACGCAAAGCAGCCGCGCGGTGACGCTGGCCACTCAAGTCCAGGTCACCGATGCCACCGACCTGATGGTGCTCGGGGCGGTGGAGCTGCCGGCCACCGGCTGCGCGGCGGTGGCGCGCGTGACCCTCGAAGGCGGCCGGGTGCTCACCGCCCCGCCCAACACGACGATCCGGCTGGAGGCCCCCTACACGGGCAAGGTGGACGTGGCGCTGGACATCACCGGCACGGCAACCGCCACGCCCGTGGTCTATCCCGGCTGGCAGCTTGTCGTGGGGACGCTGGCCAATTCCGCGACCTACGTCTCGCGGGCCATTCCTGCTGCCGCCTCCTTCAAGGCGCGCGTGATCGCCGAGGTCTTCGCGCCGGGGACGGCCAGCGTCACGGCGAAAGCCGAGTCCGGCGCAGCGGGGCAGTTCGCCAATCTGCCGGTGGTCAAGGCTGAGCCGGTTGGCGACGGCTGGGTCGAGATCGAGTGGTCGGCCGCCTCGCTCGCCGGTGTGGGCGCTGACAAGACCACGCGCGTGCGGCTGGAGATCGAGAACTCAGCCGCCCATCGCGCGTCCGTGCGCAATCTTCGCGCGGTGATCGTCTGACGGAGGCTGCTCATGATCGATGAGCGCACCCAGCACTACCACTTGCCGCTGCCGCACCCTGAGAACCTCTTGGAGGAGGACGTCGGGCGCATCCGGCTGGCCTTTGAGCAGGTCGATGGGCTCATCCACGCCCACGCCACAGCGCGGCAGCAAAGCGATGCGCAGATGCTTGAGTGGCAGCGCCGACAGCGGCTGCGCCTCTTTCACCACATGGATTTCTGAGGAGATCAGTCATGGCACGAGACCCCTTGCTGCGCGACGCCGTGCAGGCGATCAAGCAGAAGATCATCAACGGCGCAGCCACGGCCACGCCAGAGGAACTGGCCTATCTCGGCACCGCAATCGACCGCATCGGCGGCCGCGCCACGGTGCTGGAAGTCGAGGAGATGGGCGACATCAAGATCGAGGAGATCACCGAGCACGCCGATCAGGTCAAGTCGGCGGCGATTGCCAACATCACATCGACCAAGAACGCGGCTGAGGCCAGCATCAACTCGACCAAGAACGCAGCCGAAGCCAGCGTCACGGCTACGAAGAACGCGGCTGAGGCCAGCATCAACTCGACCAAGGATGCGGCCATTGCCGCCGTCAACACGGCGTCCAACGCCGCCATCACAGCGGCCAACAACAACCGCGACGCGGTGATCGCGCAAGCGAACGCCGCCAAGGACGCGATGCTGGCCGACATCGCGGCGGCGGCCAACTCGGTGACGCAGCAGTTCGTCTTTGGCGCGCGCGCCTACTTCTACGCCCAGCTTTAAGGAGACCTCCCCATAAGCCTGCTTGCTTCTGTCAAACCCGCTGCGGCGGAGACCGTCGCGGTTTATACCGTGCCGGCATCCCGGCGTACAACGCTCAACGTCAACTGCTGCAA